TCATGACCCCGAACTTACCCCGAACATTGCCGAGAGTGCCGCCGCCGCTTTCACGCTCTGAGTGTTGCGTGCCATGTAGACGTCCTGGGTCATCGACGGATGCTTATGCCCGAGGTAGTCGGCAATGTCCCGCGCCGACAGTCCCGCCGCGTCGAGGGCCGTGGCCACCGTCTTCCTGAAGCCGTGGGAAGTGAAGCCGGGGTATCCCAGCCGCTCCCGATTGTCGCGCCAATCCGACTCGGTGTTCGACGTGTCGCGCAGCTTGCCGAGCATCGACGGAAACACAAGGTCTAGATCGTTGCCGGGCTGCACCGCGTACCGGGCCCGCAACATGGCCACGACCTCAGCCGGCACGACGATCGTGCGCTCCGACGTCGCCGTCTTGCCAGCCTCCCGCAAGATCAGCCCCTGGCCCTTCACCCGCGACACGCTGGCGCCGAGCGTCACCGTGGCCGCGTCGAGGTTCACAAAGTCACGGCGCAGCGCCAACGCCTCACCGATACGGCATCCGGTCCGCGCCATGAACTCCCAGAGCTCGACCAGATCAAGCCGCTGCATTTCGGTATCACTGCGGATGGTCGCCAAGAATCGCGGCACCTGATCAAGTGGCAGTGCAGTCGCCGCCCTGGAAGCCTTGCGCTCGATCCCCGCAATGCCGACGACGGGGTTAGTGGCAATCGCGTCGTTACGCACAGCAAGAGCCAGCATCCCCGACAACACCGACCGGCAGCCCTTAGCCGAGCCGTGGCCGTGCTTGATCGACGTGTCGGTTATGAACCTCTGTAGGCGCATCGTGGTCGCCTCACCAACCGTGAGCTGACCTATCCCCCGCTTGATTATGGTGTCGGCATTGTGCCGGTAGGTCGATATCGTGCGCGGGGCCCGGCCTGTTTCTTCCTTCAGCAATAGATAGGCGTCTGCCAGATCGGCAAGCTTGGTCCGCTTCGTAATCGCAAGGTGGGAAGGTGTCTCGATTGTCGTTAGCGCCACCTTCAGCGCGTGCTTCGCCTTAGGTTCGGACTCAGCGAATCGCTCGACCTGCCGCCGCTTGCCGTCCTGGAACCGGTACAGCGTCCGCGCGCGCCACTTGCCGGGCATCGTCTCCTGCACGTTGACGACGCCGTGAGTCCCGACAGGGTTACGCGGGCGGGACACGCCCGGACCCCTTGCCGGCTCGAGCGCGTTGATCCTTCAAGCCCTGCATCGCCTCTTCTGACTCGATGAGACGTCGAACCGCAGGCCGAGCCGCGCGCGCCAAGTCATCCGTCACAAGTCCGTCAATTGGCAGGTCTATCTCATTCAGGTCCAAGTCGATATCAGCTTCGATTGGCACTAAGGCGTCGGGCAGCGGGGGCAGCGGGGCTAGGTCGTGCTCATTGAAATCGAAACGAATGGCGAGGATGCTTTCAAGACCTGACACCAACCTCTCTCGAGCCTGCCGAATCAATGTCTCGTGCCGGATGCCGACTTCCTCGATACGCGCCAACTCGACCAACAGGGCGTTTTGCCACAGAACCGCGCGCATGACGTTTCCATAGATAAACACCCCATAGACGGCACCACCTGTATTTACGTAAGTCTTCTCTTCGTCGCTGGCGCGCTGCATATCCTCGCTAAGGAACTTCGTGTCCGCAAATGGTGAAGACCCCATCATCCATTGCATGAGGTCGACATTATTGAGCGGCAGGTCGTCGAAGACCCGGCCCGTCTCAATCGAACCCTGAGCCCTGAATCCGAGCATGAGATAAAGGGGCGTTGTCGAGAGCGCCCGAGCCAGTGCATAAACCTCTCCGACGCTGAGGGATGCGCGCTTCTTGCTCCCTAAGATTCCGTTGAGCGTCGCAAGATCGACCGGCCAACCGAATGAAGCAAGCTTCACGCTGAGCTGCTTGATCGTCAGCCCTTGCGCTTCTCGCAATCGATTCACGACGTCAACAGTCTGCCCAGTGGTCGCTTTCTCCCACGCTTTCCATTCGGCCCGCGCTTGGTCTGTAGTCTGCATATTTTGATTATTGCATGCCCGCGCAATCAGCAACAGTTGACAAGTGCCGAATGTTCAGGCAAGATCGAGTCAGCCGGTAAGAAATGATTATCGCGGACAAGCAGAATACGCAGTTTCTGATGATTGGAGAATCATGACCATTACAAGCCCCACCGTCTCGAGCCGCCAGCGGCGCAACCTCGACGTCAACGACGTAGCCCAGCAGCTAGGCCTCAGCGTCGCCACGATTTACCGCTGGCGCAGCGACGGCACCGACATGCCCAAGGCCTTCAAGATCGGCGGTCGCGTGCGTTGGACACAACTCAGCGTCGATGAATTTCTGGACGCGCAGATTGCCAAGGCGGTCTAAGTGACCCGGGGCAAAGAAAAAGCCGCCGCAGCCTGGCAGGGCAACGACGGCAGAGCAATCGACACCGAACACACAAGTAAGGGATCAATCGTGAACCAGATTACCAGCGTACCGACCACCACCGACAAGGACAGGTCGGTAATCGTTACCGACCAGCACGCGATCGACGAGCGTGATGCACAGGCATGGTTCGACGCTCACCCGGACCCCGAGCGCGAACTCGTGTCCTCTGTCCTACGAGCCAACCGGGTCGCAGTCTGGGAAATAATCTTCGCCAGACTCACGCCCGCCAAAATCAACGTCGCCCACGTCGCCGGCATGGTGAACCTCTAATGGCGTTCGTCACGACCGGCACCACCGGCACCGAGAAGCAGGTCGTCCTCCTCGGCGACGAAGACGAGGTTCTCGCGCGTCTGTCCTCGGATGACGCCCGCCGATTGGCAATAAAGCTCCTCGAGAAGGCACAGCAGATCGAACAGCCCGCCGCCGTTTCCGAGTGGCCGTAACTCGTTTCTGGTCTGGGCAAGAAGGAAGGCGTGAGTATGACCGAGACGGTCAAACCGCGGGAAGGGTTCGGAATGATTCCCAACTGGGTCGTGCGTGAAACCGAGATCAGCGCCTATGCACTTCTGGTCTACGTCGCCCTGGTCGGTCGCACGGACAAGACAAACGTGTGCTGGCCCTCACAGAAGACCCTGGCGATAGAAGCCCGTTGTTCGGTCCCGCAGGTCAAGCGAGCACTGAAGGAACTACAGACCGTCGGCATCGTCACGTGGACAGCACAGTGGAGCGGCAAGCAGCAGTTGAGCAACCGTTACACCGTGCACTCAGCCCGTAACCCTGCAATCTGCAAAGGGGGGGATCTCACAGAGCTAGGGGGGGGATCTGACAGAGCTACCCCGGGGGTCTGTGAGAGCTACAAAGAAGACCCATGTGAAGAAGACCCAGATAAAGAAGATGAAGTGCTAAAGGTCACCGCAAGCGATGACCGCGCGCTTTCCTTCATTCATCGTGATGACAAGTTCGCCACGCCCGATCAGGTCGCCTATATGGAGGACTGTTACAAGTTGGTCCACCTCGAGAGCCCCGACGAGGACGAGATCAGCCAATGGCAGAAATCAAGCAGCCTGGCTATTCACGAAGGCATCCGGTCGTACTGGTCCGAGATTGAACACGGCGACGACGACCACCTCAATGACGTCATCGACACGGGCGTCTATCTCACCCTGTCCGCTAAGGGCCGCAGCTACATCAACAACCGCCTAAACCTCGAAAGTAGCCCCTATGTCCGACCTGCCAAGAGCGCATAACGAAAGGACAACATCGTGACCACTCGAACCCCTGAAGAAGAAGCGAACTACTGGAAGACTCACGCCCGCCGGCATGAGGACCGTGCCAAGGCCAACCGCGCGGCACTGGTCCAAGCCCGCGACGTGCTCGAGGTAGTGCTCAACTCCCTCGACGACGCGCTCGAACCTGTCGAGCATGAGCGCGATACCAAGATGATCGTGTATCGCGCATGACGTTGACCCTCTGCGTCGTATGCGGTGAACCTGGTGAGTATCGGTGCCGGCTGCATCGTCGACAGCAACCAGACAAGCTCACCGCCACGCAGCGCGGCTACACGTCATCGTGGGCACGACTCAGCGCTCGAGCTCGCAGGCTTCAGCCCTGGTGCTCGACGTGTGGCACCAAGGAAGACCTGACAGGCGATCATCTCAGGTGGCCCGCTAAGGCGTTGGCAGACGTCGACGTGCTATGCCGTGCCTGTAATGCTGCAAAGGGCGCACCGGACGGCACAGGACCAGCGGCGGGTACCCTAAACGGAACCCGTAAGGACCCCCGGGTGATGGCAAATATTCTCACTGTACCCGAGGGGGTATCTTGAGGCCCCCGGGTGCAGCGCGTGAAGGTGGGTTATTCGACCTCAACGCCGATGTGAAGTGCGATGGCACGGACGGCAGTGTGCAGGCTCAAGAGCGCGTCCTTCGTTTCGTGGGTGACTGTGCTGTCCTGTCTTGCCTTCGTGATGAGCACCTTTGCATTACGGAGCTGGGCCTGGATAACTGCGGTCTGATCGTTTGTAGTCATACGCCCAACGTAGGGGTAAACGCGTGAGGCCCGGGGCCAAGTCGGCCATTACCGCTGATCCGTTGACCTGGGATGCCTTTCCGGCGCGTGGTGTGGACCGTATCGACGCGTTCGCCAAGGCGTTTCTGAAGGTGCCGAAGGGTGAAGGTTCGGGCACGCCTTTCGTGCTCAGGCCGTGGCAGCTCGAGACGGTGGCTGCGCTCTATCCGATGGAAGAACCGCGACCACGACAGGCGCTTCTGTCGCTCCCTCGAGGCAACGGCAAGACCGGGCTGGCCGCGTTGCTGGCACTCTATGGTCTGTTTGCTGACGAGATCGACGCCCCGCAGGTTCTGGTGGTCGCGTCGAGCGAGCAGACGGCACAGCATGTCTACAAGGCAGCGCGCCGGATGATCGAGTTGAACCCTGAGCTTCAGGATCGGGCGCACGTCTATAAGGACCGGATCGTGACTCCGTTGAACGGGGGCGAGTTCTACGCCTTACCGGCTACGGTAGCCGCGCTTCAGGGATGGGACCCGACGCTGATGATCGTCGACGAGCTGCACGTGGTCGACCGCGACGTCTGGGAGGCGGTCACGTCGGCATCTGGCAAGCGTGCCGAGTCGTTGACGCTGGCGATTAGCACGCCGTCGGACTCGCAAGAGTCGGTCATGTGGGACCTGGTGAAGTACGGGCGCAAACAGGCCGACCCCGCGTTTGTGTTTCGGGAGTGGGCCGCGCCGGAAGGGTGCGCGGTCGACGATGAGGCAGCATGGCAGATTGCCAACCCTGCCCTGGGTGACTTCCTCTCGATCGACGCGCTCCGAGCCACACAGGCCACTACCCGGGAGGCCGCTTTCCGTCGGTATCGGCTGGGGCAGTGGGCAGGATCACAGGATTCCTGGCTTCCGTTCGGCATGTGGGACACCCGCAAGGATGACCGGACCTTGCAGCCGGGGGAACGAATCGTTCTAGGTTTCGACGGCTCTGCCTCTGGCGACTCGACCGCGCTGATCGCCTGCACGATGGATGGATTCATAAGCCCAATCAACGTGTGGAATAAGCCCGAGTCTTTGGGCTGGCGTGTGCCGCGCGCCGAGGTTACGCAGGCCGTCACCGACGCGTTCAACACGTTCGACGTCGTGGAGCTGGCCTGTGACCCCTGGGGCTGGCGCTCCGAGATTGAGGCGTGGAGTAAAACCCACGGTGAACGTCGCGTCGTCGAGTACAACACCGGATTCCGTAACCGGATGGGACCGGCAACAGATCGACTTTACGCCGCCGTCATGGATCACACGATGACTCACGACGGCAACAAAACTCTGTCCCTGCACGTCTCGCAGACGGTGGCCGTGCAAACAGCTATCGGCGCGATCGTGTCGAAGGACAAGCGCAATTCACCCCGCAAGATTGACGCCGCAGTCGCTGCAATCGTCGCGTGGGACCGTGCCGCCTGGCACAACAACACCAAGAAAAGAAGGGTGGTTTCGTTTTGAGCGAACTACTGGAAACACTGACCGCAAAGCTCGACGAGTCCCAGAGCGGACTGGCCAAGCTCGATAGCTATTACGCCGGCACACAGCCTGCCGCGTTCCTGTCCCCGAAGTCTGCCGAGGCGCTGGGAAACAAGCTCCGCGTCCTGTCGGTCAACTTCCCGAAGCTCGCCGTTCGGTCTATCGCTGAACGCCTTCAGGTGACCGGCTTCAGGGCAATCGGTGACGACAACGCCGACGCCGACCTGTGGCGCATCTGGCAGGCCAACGACCTCGAGGCACAGTCACACCTGGCGCACCTCGACGCGCTGGTCTACGGCCGGTCGTTCGTGTTCGTCTGGGCAGGGCCGAACGGGCCCCGCGTCACTGTCGAGTCGGCCAAACAGGTAACGGCGATCTTCGACCCGGCATCCGGGCAGGTTACCGCCGTACTGAAGAAGTGGCTGGCCGGCACCACGCACCACGCCGTCGTGCTCGAGGCCGACAAGATCACGAAGTACGCCGGCAAAGAAAACGCCTTGCAGGTCGTCGAAGTCATCCCGAACCCGCTGGGTGAAGTCCCCGTCGTGCCACTGGTCAACTCTGGCCGGCTGCTCGACTTCGAGGGAGTCTCCGAAATGGCCGATATTCTCGACCTCACCGACGGGCTCAACAAGATCATGTCCGACGCGCTGGTTAGCTCCGAATACTTCGCCCGCCCGCGTCGGTGGGTCACCGGCATGGAGATCGTGGAAGACGCCGACGGCAACGCCGTGAACCCGTTCAGCTCCGAAGCAAGCCGAGTCTGGCAGTCCGAAAACTCCGAAACCAAGTTCGGGCAGTTCGACGGCGCCCGGCTCGACGGTTACGGGGATATCGTGGCGATCCTCACGCAGCAAATCGGCGCTATCTCAGGTCTGCCGCCGCACTACCTGGGACTGAACGGTGACCAGCCGCCGAGCGCCGACGCGATCAGTAGCGCTGAGGCGTCTCTCGTGGCCGCGATCTTTGGCAAACACCGCGCGCTGGGTCGCCGCTGGGCCAAGGTGGCCGACCTGGTAATGAAGGTTCGGGACGGGCAGAACAGCCGCGACTTCGAAACGCTGTGGAAGGCACCCGATACCCGCACGCCGGCACAGGTAGCCGACGCCGCCGCCAAGCTCGCCGGAATCGGTGTTCCCCTGGTCGCCGTGCTGGCCGACCCGATGGGTTACAGCCCGTCTCAGATCACGACGATCATGCAGGGCAAGCGCGCCGAAGCCCTCACCGCGTCGGGCGCTGACCTGTCCGCGTTCCTGGTGGCAGATTGAGTTACCAGTCGAGCCTGTCGAAGCTCCGCGAATCGACCAATGCGCAGGTACTCGAGGCGTGGCGCGTGTACGGGCTGGGCAGGATCACGAAGGCGCAGTTCGTGCAGCTCGCCGCCGCCCTGATCTTGCAGGCCAACGGGAAGGCCGTGGCGCTGGCAGACCTGTCGTTGTCTGCCGAACTCTACCGGCTCACTGGGGAAACGTTCGCGCCTCTGGGAGTACTGCCGCGCGGGTACGACCAGCCAAGGCTTCAGCGGGGCGTTGAGACGTTGCTGGTGGACTTCGAGGCTGGGGAGGATATCGACGCCCGCCTCATTCGCTTTGCCAGCAACGCCCCGCTGGGTGCCGCTACGGATGCCTACTCGACCGGAATCAGTCAGTCCACCGCCGTCGAAGGGTACGTCCGACAAATGGACTCCGACCCCTGCCAGCTCTGTCGGTGGTGGTGGCGTGAAGGCCGCGTCTGGCCGAAAGACCAGCCGATGCCGCACCACAAAGGATGTGCCTGCACGCACCGCGTCGTCGTGGTGGAAAAGATCAATTCTGTCGAACCAAGGAGACGCAAGAAGTGAACATCGAACAGCACGTCCTGGCCGGGCGTCGTGAGGCCGAAAAGCTCATGACCACACGCTGCACGGTCACCCGGGGAGGCGGTGAACCCGTCTTCAACGAGTCAACTGGCCAATACGAAACCGCCGTCGTGACGGTCTATAGCGGACCCGGCAGAATTCGGCGTCCCAGTCTCGCCGCTCGCACCGCCACACCCGCCGGGCAGACGATCACCGTGCAGGACCTGGTGTTGTCCCTGCCCGTCGTCACCAGCGCCGCCGTGAAGATCAACGACGTCGTAACCGTCACCGCCAACCCGCTCGACCCCGCCCTGATCGGCGTTGTCTTCACAATCACCGGACTGCACGACGAATCCACCGCCACCGCCCGCCGCTTCCCCATTGAAAGGACCAGCTAATGACCATCACCGACCAGACCGACATCGAGGCCGTCGACGAGCTCGACACCGATGCACAGACCACCGACACGACCGGCGACACAGCCGAAACATTCCCGCGTGAGTACGTCGTCAAGCTCCGCGACGAGAATGCCAAGTACCGGCAGCGCGCGGGACAGTCCGACGACCTCGCCAAGCGCTTGCACCTCGAGCTAGTGCGTGCCGGCGGGCGTCTGGCCGATGCCACCGACCTCCCGTTCGACGATGCCCACCTGACCGACCCCGAGGCCATGACCGCCGCCGTCGACGCGCTACTCACCGCCAAGCCGCACCTGGCCAACCGCAAGCCCACCGGCGATATCGGGCAGGGTGCGTCGGTCATCGCTGATACGTTCAGCTTGTCCGGGCTGCTCCGGTCCGGCGCGAAATAGGGGGATGCCATGACAGACCAACTGCTACGCGACATTGTCAGCGAGTTAAAGAAGCAGACGAAAGCTCTCGAACGACTCGAAAAAGGATTGAGCGACCTAGAAACTGCGGTTTATAACGCAGAATGATACCCCTAGGGGTATAATGAGGGGTGGGTCCTGGCGACCTGCCCCTTATGCGTTGCGGAACTGGCTTCCGACGTGACACTCACCCCTCACGTTAGGAAAACATCATGGCCGTATCAACCGCCAACGCCGCAGAACTCACCGCCGAACAGGTCCAGTCCATTCTGGTCCAGCCCCTCGAGCACGCATCCGTGTTTCTCGCAGCGGGCCCGCGCATCTTCGACACCGACGGCAGCCCCGTTCGCGTCCCGAAACTCGGTGGAGCAACCAGCCCCGACTGGAAGGGTGAAAACGAACTCATCACCGACGCCGACGTGAGCTTCGACGAAATCACGCTTCTGCCGTCGACGATCAAGTCGGTAAAGACCCTCACCCGCTTCAGTAACGAGCTGGCCCGGCAGTCGGTCGTCTCCCTCGAAGCCGCGATCAAAGACCGCCTGGTGCGTGACGTGGCCACCAAGCTCGACAATGCGTTCATTGCCGGCACCGGAGACGCTGGCACCACCCCGCTGGGTATCCTCAACTACGTCGGCACGCAGGAAGTCGCCTCTGTCGGCACCGTCACCCTCGACGCTCTGATCGACGCCTGGGGTAAGGCACTGGCCGGCGGGGTGAACATGGCGTCCCTGAAGTGGATGCTTCGCCCGGAGACGTTCGTGGCCCTCCGCAAGATCAAGCAGACCACCGGCTCGAATCAGTACGTGCTGACCCCCGACCCGACCGTCGACGGCGTGTTCCGTCTGTTCGGCTCGCCGGTCATCATCACCAACCGGATTCCCGTTGTCGGCACCACCACCAAGACCACACAGGCAGTGCTGGCCGACTTCTCCCAGATTGCAGTTGCCCGCGATCAGGCCCCGACGGTGAAGATCCTCGACCAGACGTTCGGAGACTACGACCAGCAGGCAATCCGCGTGACTGCCCGCTACGACGCCGCACCGCTGAACGTCGAGTCGATCGTCAAGCTGACCGGCATCACGGTCTAACCGTGGCGACCGTGACCGGCACCGACGTTGCCGAATACCTGGGCCGGGGTGACGACTTCGAGCTCGCCACCCTGGCCGGGCGTCACGTCGTCGTCGTTACCGAGATGGTCAAGGCGTACACCCGGGGCAAAGGCTTCGACGTAGCCAACGAGCCGAACACAGCGCTTGCCGCCGTTATCGTCTCCGCGACCGCCCGACTGTCGAACAACCCCGACGGCACCATCACCATATCCGTCGACGACTACCAGACGCGCAAAACCGTCTTCGAGGGCTTCAGCCTGGCAGAACACGTCATCCTGAACGCCTACCGCCGCAAGGCCACCTAG